AAGCTATATCATTGCATGGCATTGGTTTGTATATCTATCAAGGAGAAGATTTGCCAGAAGGAGATGTTCTAGAACGCATAGAGAACATATACAAAGAGCAAGGTGTAGCTACGGCTAGACAATACTTTAATGGTTTAAACGAGGCGGACAGAAAGCTATGTATGCCATTTATAGAAACAATTAAAAAGGCTGTTTAAACATGGAGCAACGCACAGATGAGTGGTTTCAAGCTAGGGTAGGTAAGGTCACTGCTAGTAATGTAGATAATGTCATTGTTAAGGTTAAGAATGGCGAAAGTATGTATAAACGAAAATATAGAACGCAACTTATTACCGAGCAACTGACAGGAAAGCCTGTAAAGATATTTATGAATGAGGCTATGAGGCATGGGGTTGAGTATGAAGATGAGGCTAGGAACGCTTACATAGCAAAGCTAGGGCTTCTTAAAGATGTAGATGTTAAAGAGGAAGGCTTCGTAGACCACCCAACAGTTATGATGTCAGGGGCTAGCCCTGATGGCATGGTAGGAAATGAGGGGCTAATAGAAATTAAATGCCCACAAGCAACAACACATACGGAGATATTGCAGAACGCAGTGATTCCGAAACGATATATTCATCAAATGATGTGGCAGATGGCTTGCACAGGTAGGAAGTGGTGTGACTTTGTTTGTTATCACCCTGACTTCCCTGATGACTATAAGCTCTTTATCAAAAGAGTAGAAAGAGATGATGATTTAATAGGTCGTCTAGAAAGAGATATTCATGAGTTTGCAGTAGAGGTCATGGATTCAGTTAAATTTATTAAGGAGAATAACTAATGGCAACAGTAGGAATTTCAGCAAGTATTGATGTAACAAAGATTGATAAGGCTAAACTTATTGATGGTAAGAAAGGCACTTATCTAAACTTAACCGCATTTGTTAATTTAGATGAGAAAGACCAATATGATAACAATGGTATGGTTACTCAATCAGTAACAGCAGAAGAAAGAGAAGCTGGAACAAGAGGAGCTATACTAGGTAACACCAAAGTGTTCTTTAAAGATGAGGGGGGTAGTAATACAACTGCTCCACAAGCTAAAGAAGGTTTTGACCAAGTGTCAGAAGATGTGCCGTTTTAACTAGGGGGATTGGGGGCTAACCGCCCCCTTTTTTTTACTTGTTCATTACATACATTGTAACTTCAAAGCCAAATCTCATTTCAGTAGCTGATGGTTTTGTCCACATAATTAAGTTCCTTGTTGGTTAATCAAGGCTTTATTTTAATTGCAAAGTAAGTTTAAACAGAGTGAACAATGTATGAGTTTGTACTAATGATTATAAGGAGTAAAAATGAGTGACACAATAAATCCTGACCATTACAAAAAAGGTGGGATAGAAACAATAGAATATATGCAAGCCAAGATGAGCAAGGAAGAATTTTATGGCTACATTAAAGGCAATGCACTAAAGTATATTAGTAGAGAGGGTTTAAAATCAGAGAAACTAACTGATAAGATAGATGACTGTAAGAAAGCAATATGGTATCTTGAACAAATGATTAAAGTTCATCAAACAGAATTAAAGTTATTAGAAGTTAAAGCCAAGCAAGATGAATGGATAGATGACGAATTGCATGACGAAAATTAATAAACAAGAAGTGTTTTTGTATGGAGATAAGTTTGTTTGTCATAAGTGTGGTCGTGATGCTATGTTTATGGATAGTGATAAAAAATGGTATTGCTATTTTAATTGGTATGACATAAAGGAAAATCATGGAATCTGCAAAAACGATAAAAATACCAAGTAATCCTGTTTGCCATTCATGTAAGAAAAAAGCAAAAATATATTCAGATGGAAAATGGTGGTGTTGTTTAAACGCAGAAATAGGGGAGTTTAATTCTAAAGGTTTTTGTAAGGAGAAGAAATGAATATCAGCTGTCCTAAATGTAAAGATGTAGAAATGATATGGGGAAATGATTGGGATAATGATGACGAAGATGATAGTCAATACTTAATCTGGAGTCAGTATAGTTGCCCAAAGTGTGAAACAATACTAAATGTATATTGGAGTGAGAAAGATGGCAAAGGGTAAGGAAGCACTGAAAAAGAATAAAGAAACATGGAAAGAACATCAATTTATATATGAGGGTTACAAATTTATAATGAATTATAATAAGAAAGATTTTAATATTGCACACGAACTAACAGGAAAGATTATAACTAAAGGAAACTTTAAGGAGTAAATCATGATTGAGTTTGCATTTGTAATGGTAATTAATTTAGCACCAGAACCTTTAACAGATTGGCAATATGTAGGGTCGTTTAATAGCTGTCAAGAAGCTGTCTTATATGTAGACTTACATTATCCAGACCCAAACAAAGTTGAAATGGAATACAAATGTTTAAACAAAGAATATATTTATTTGCCAGAAGGTACACAAATTAAAAACATAGACATGAAAAACAACAGCGTAAGATATTATGACAAACATAAAGTATGTAAAGTAAGGAGGGATTGTGATGGGTAAGGGTAGTGGTAGAAGAAAGCAAGATATAACAGACGAAGAATTAGAAGAAGCATGGAATAGAATATTTAGTGGTCATCCAAATGAAGATGACCATACTAGAATCAGGAAGAAAAAAGTATCACCTGAAGAAAATGGTGATGATGATGGTTATGGAAACATTATAAAAGGTAATGATTAAATGGCTATATCTCCTACACAGAGAACATTAAAGAAGTTACGAGATAGTGGTGACTATCCATTAGTTGCTATTGTAGAGAGATGGAACGCATTTGCTAAAATAAGACAAGACTTGTTTGGCATTATAGACTTACTAGCAATAGACAGTAAGGGCAACACAGTAGGAATCCAAGTCACTAGCTACAGTAACATTAGTGCAAGGGTAAAGAAGATGGAGGATAGTGATGCTATCCATCATTTAAGAAATGCTAATTGGGTGCTACTTGTTCAAGGGTGGCATAAGAAGAATAACAAATGGGTATGTAGAGAGGTGGATATATCATAATGAAATACACAAAAGAAAAGTATGATGAGTTTGGTAAAAGAGCAAAAGATTTTATAGCAAAGAATCCTGATGCTAGTAGAAAAAGAATAGCAGATTATGCAGGAGTTCATGCAGGAGCATTAGATAGGTTAAGTAAGGATTATGGATTTGTAATGCCAAAAGCTATGACCCCACAGCAAACAAGAAAAGCAAGTAACTGGGGAACAATACTGGGTGGTTTAAGCAAGAAATGAGGATAGCTCGGCTCATGAACATATTAGAAGATTGGGCAAGGTGGATGAAACAAGATAGCCATAGGTTAGGTTACCCTAACAAAACATCTTATTTTTCAACAGGAGGAGAGTCTACAGCAGAAGTGTTTGAGGATATGGTATCTAAATCTGATATGGACAATGTTAAGATTGTGGACTCTATTATAGACGACTTACCTATAAAGCAAAAACAAGCTATTAACTATAGATTTTTAGGTGGCAACAAGCCTATGTATTACGAAAGAGATTTAGAGTTAGCTATAGACAATCTTTTAACTATCGCTGGTAGAAAGATATATGCCTAATACATTTAAAGAAGATTTACTTGTAGGGCAAGAAGTAGAGGCTTTAGTTCTTGAGAGAATAAAAAAGAAATATCCAAAAGCATATTCAATAGAAGGTTATTGTAAAGAATATGACATATGGATTCCTGAATTAAATTATGGCATTGAAGTAAAGCAAGATGCTAAAAGTAATTACACAGGAAATATTGTAATAGAAATAGAGATGTTTAATAAGCCTTCTGCTTTAATTACAACGAAAGCAAAGTATTGGGTATTTTATGACCAAAAAAAATTCGTCATTATTGAGGTTAGAGATATTTATAATTGTCTTTTACAAAATCAATATAAGTATGTGGAATTTGTTGGGAATGGAGATACTGCAAAGAAAAAAGCATTTCTTGTAAACAAAGAGCTATTATATAGCTATGGTAAGGAGTTTTAAGGTAGGGCTACCCCTTAACCAATCAATTTAAAGCTCACCACGAGCCTCTGGCGAAGCCAAAACAAAGCGTTTAAACAATAAGTAGTAAGAATATGAAGTATATTAACAACAATACCAAAATAACTGTTGCTAAAGATGCTAATGTATTTAATAAGTTTTTTGTTTTACGAGTCATATTCAGTTGCGTTTAAATGTATAGAATCAACAATCAGTTCAACACTAGAGCCATCATCTAAAAATATAGTCATTGTGTTTTCACCATAAACAATATCAATATCATCTATCGTTTTGTCCATCATGTGTTTGGCTATAAGTAATATATCCATCATTGTGAGTAAATCATTGTCCCTTTCTTGTTAATGATTAACGCTTTTTTCCTAGCACTCTTTCCATTCTCTGGAAAAGCCAAATGAACCCATTTATCAAATTCCAAAATAATCTGGTCATAAAGAATGTCAGACCTAAAAATAGCATCCACAATGTCATTAGGGTCACCATACTTTGGGCAAGTAAAGTCAACAGCCAATCCTTTAATGTGAGCCGAAGTTGGTTTAGAACCGAGTAATGTATTAAGCTCCAAACAACGATAGCCACTGCTAATAAGTATAGGATTATTATTAAGTAGTTCTCTAACATTTTCCATGCTCCATGCTGTTATCAATAGATTATCTAACACCTCGTCAGATGGTGTGTTATCTATATCCTTTCTTGTTGCTGTTTCGCTAAAGGTTAATTCATCTACAGTAAAATTAGGAGATGCCTTTATCATGTAGCAATGCCTTTTAGTTTTTCATAGGTACGCAATCCAGACATTCCGAGTAAAGCAAAAGTTAATTCTAATAGAATCTCATTATCAATAGTAGGTATAGGTGTTGTTACACCATCTAATCCATCTAGGTAAACTGCAAAAGGATGCCCAACAAAAAGCCAAAACACACCAATAGCACATGACCAACCTATCATGGGTCTCCATCCAGAAACAAACAATGACCTATGTGCAGCTTCTACTTTGTTAATTTCTGTTTGTGCTAGTAAGAGTTTGTTAGCGTTGTCAGTAAGAGACTTTTCTATTTCTCTTTTTGCTTTTTGATTAGCGTTCTTATCAGGAACAACTCTATCTAAAACATTTCCAATTAGTGGTAATAGTGCTTGTATCATGATTCAATCCATCCATATAGTAAACAAAGTGCAATAGGTGTAACAGGTAGGACTGCTAATAAACCTAAACCAAGAACAATAGGTTTAAACAGTATTTTTTTTAGTTTATCCATTGTTTAAACAATATAGTAACTAGTGATGATATAAATGCAGCAATAGCCATGCCTGCCCAGAAACCGCCTTTACCTTGATTAGCTAGTGCTAACATTGCTTTCATATCTCTTGAAAGTTCATCTTGGCTTTTCTGTAATTGCTCTATCTGCTCTTTCATTCTTCCAAATTCTTGTAGGTTAATATCAGGCATTATCTTCCACCCCCAATAATATCTATTGTAGTATATTTATTATCATCATCTAACAGTGGAGAGTATTGTGCTTTAGTTGAATCTAATAAGCTAGGAATAAATGCACTTGCTCCCACACCTTTTCTACTTGCTAAAGCATTTAACATACCACTACCTGTAGGCATATAATTTCCAGAGCTTAATTTTCTTTGTGAATTTTTACTTAATAATAAATTAGGAATAGCTTTTTCTGCTCCTAATAATAAAGGAATACCATATCCGCCTGAAGCAAACCCAACACTACCATATTTTGCAGTTTGAAGAAGCCCATCTTTAAGCAAATCATATTTGGATGATTTACCAGCAGGTTTAACTACATCTCCATATTCTTCAACAAAGTCCATAATTATTTTACCTTCATCTTTTACTGGGGCTTTGTTTCTTGTGTTTTTTTTGTAAAAGTCTACAGCATCTAAATTGCCTTTTTTAACAGAACTTTCTACATTAAATGCTCTAGCAAAACCTTGTTTAGCTTCTTGTAAGCTATTAATAATATCTTTATCGCCATATTTTTTAGCCATAAAATCAAGCTCTGCTTCTGCTTGGTCTAATCGTGCTTTTTGTTTGTCTATGTTTTTGTAATTAATAGGCTGCCCATCTCTGTCAGCTTTTTTTCTAGCAGCTCTCCAAGAATCTGCATAATCCAATTTTATTTTTCTTATATCTTCTAGTATGTCTGCTCCACTTCTAGAATAAACAGTTTTAGTTTTAGATGGTGGTGGGGTTACTGTTTTCATAATTGGCTTACCACTTCCATCAAGAAGCCCCGTATCTATTTCTTCTGGTTTACCTTTTGTAGTTTTACTTTTTTGCAAAACAACAGGTTTATAAGATTTAATAGTATCATATGTACTTTTGTATTTGTTTGCAACGAAATCTACCATTTTTGTTAATGGAGTTGTTTCTGGTATATCCATAATAGGATTACCATTTTTATCTTTTCCACCTACAAACTTTCTAGCGTTTTTGTCAAATATTTTTTGATTAATTTTTATAGCGTTGGCTTTTGTGTTGCCTAATAATGATTCTGCTGTCTTTCTAATTCTTCCTGCTTGTTTAGTAGAGCTAGGAGGAACAACAAATCCTTCTTCAGTAAATTTTGATAATGTAGCATCTACATCAGCCATTTGAGATTGTTTTACATCTGCTTTAGATTTTATCTTATCAAAAAGCATACCTGTTGGTTTAGTAATAATTTGTGTTGGGTCTATAGCACTACTAACTTTATTTCCTACCTCTCCTAGTTTTTGAAGTTTAGAAGAATACTGTTGTGCTTTTAATGGGGCAGTTATACCACGACCTAAAACACTTAAATCTAGTAAACTAGTAATAGGTTTTTCAGCTAACCTTTTCTTTATACCACCTTCTGTAGCAAGCTCACTAAATTCGTCTGCAATAATACCCCTATACTTACGATACTTTTCCATTTTTTGAGGGTCAGCGTATTTAGATAAACCTAATTCATCTACTAATTTAGACATACCTGCTGAACCTAAATCTATTATGCCTTCCATAGTTTTTACAGGGGAAGTAACGGCTTGAACTGCTCCTGCACCAAGATTATAAAGGTCACTACCAATGTTTCCAAAAGCAGCACTAGCTACCTCTCCTGCTGTTGAGTCAGCAGTAATTTCATCTTTTTGTTTAGATAATCCTGTAGCTTGTCTTGCTTCTTCTTCTGTAGGCATGTGGTCACCTATAAGCTCAAAAGTTCTACCATCTAAAGTAACTTTATATTTTGCCATAATATTCCTATTCAAAAATTTCTGTAGCTGTGAATGATGATTGAGCAGGTAGATTGTTTCCTAAACCTATATCCATATTCATTATTTCACTTCTTTGTTTTTGCAATGCCTCTTTAAAGGTAGCTGGAAAAATATGTCCTACATTAGCATCTTGTAGAGAACCGCCTAAATCATAATTGTTGTAATATTCTTCACCAAAATTCATCAAATACTTTTCTGATTGTTTTGTTACCATATCTTCACCCATTCTATGTAGCAAGAGCATTTCTTTATATAAGGCTTGAGGTGAGCTAGTGTTTTGTAATGCAGCAGCGGCATTAATAAACATCTGAACTTCTCTGTCAGAGACATTACCTACAGCACCACCAGTGCTGTTGTTATTTCTCATTTCTTGAATTTGTTTAATAAATTCTTTATTTTGAATTAAGGACAAAAGATTAGCTGCATCTTGACCATCTGTTTGAAAACCATATTTACCTGCTTTTACGTTAATCATTAACCTTCCCATACCACTTTGCATATCCTTTACAGCTTCTGGGTTAGCCATTAATCTTCTAATAACTTTATTACTTCTTGCAACTGTGTCCATCATATAAGCAGCAGCTTTCCCACTATCATTACCATTTTTTTCAAAATCTTTCATTTTTAACATTACATTATCTGCATTTAATCTTGGGTCTAATGCTTTTTGTTGTTGTTTTCCTAGTTTGTCCCATTGCTCTGGGGTGTATTTGTCTCCATAATAATCTACATACCCACCAATTTCTTTGCCATTTACTTTAACAGCAGGATAGCCTTCTTCTGGGGGAAATGTACGGCTTCTATAAGGAGAGTTGTTTAAACCTGTTTGTTTTCCTTGTTCTGATAAAGTTTTGTTACTTCCATCTTTTTGTTGTTTTGTATACATACCTAATTTTTGTGATAGAGTTTTTTGTTCTTTAGGTATGTAATTAGCATCTTCAAGTCGTTTGCTTTGTTCAGAAGCATTATGAGTTGCAACCACCTCATCACTAGGAGTATTGATTAAATCTAAAAAAGCATTATTTTGAAACTCACTATTTTTAGTAGGGTCTTTAATATCCATACCTAATGCTTTTGCTACATTTTCTTCAGCAACAGAAAGTTTAGTAAGCTCTCTAAATCTTGGGTCAGATTTTCTTTGGTCTGCATCAAATGCTTTTGGGTCAACTGCATATTGTTGTAATAAATCTAAATCTCCCCTTTCTTCTAATTCTCTAAATTTACTTTCAATTGCTTTCTCACGAAGTGTTCCTAGTCTAAAAGTTGTTCCAGCAGCTCCTGTTTCGTATGCTAGTTTTTTTGATTTTATAGGAGCATCAGAAAGTTTGTATTGATTTAACATAATATCTTGTTGCAACTTATTTAAATCTAAAGAGTTTTTGTTAAATTTTTGTTGGTTAAACAGGTTTGTAACAGCATCATTAATACCTTTTGTTCTTCCTGCTTTAGCACCAGTAAGTGATGAAATCACCTTTTGACCAGTTGTTTTATCTTTGTAAAGAGAGTCAAAATATCCTTGACCTAATCCTAACAATGTATTTACATTTAAAGAACTTTGATAGTTAGGGTCATTAATAAGACCTTTAAAGGGCTGATTAGTCGTTCCCAATGCCTTGTCTATCATTGTATTGTAATCAAAATCTAGCAATGAATCTGCCATGTTACGCTCTCCTTATGTTCAGTATTCTATTTTTACTTGGATTATATGCTTGTTGTGCAACTCTACCTACTGATTGAGTGACTTGTTGTGGACTAGCACTGCTACTACCACCTAATGCTGTCATACCTAATGCAGCTAATGCTATTGGATTTTCTTGAGCAAAACCCATTACACTATCAAATGCTTTTTCATATAAAGGTTGTTGACCTTCAAACCCACCTTGAGCTTCAGCTATTTCTGTTGGAGAAGATTTTTGAATGTCTGCAAAATTAGGATTTACTGCTCCTGTATATAAAGGAGCTTCTTCAACTTGCGGTATTGAATTGTATTGAGGGGCAACAGCTTGACCAGTTAAGGGGTCTTTAATAGCATTATTTGTATCTAAACCCAAACTAGGATTAGGAATACTGCTATCCATTCCACTAAACACTGGCATATCTACTTGTGTTATAGATTGACCTAAAGTATCTGGGGTAGCATAAGGGCTAAAGCCTTGACCTGTTACACCACCAGTTACATTTTGTAAATTATTTGAAACTACAGCATCTGTTCCAATTAAACCACCTGTGCCTACAGCAGTGCCTGTACCACCCATAAGACCTGCACCTGCATTTAGAGAGTTAGTACCTGTGTTTGCTAATGCACCAGAGCCTAAATCAAATCCCATACCATCAAAACCAAATCCAGAACCAAATCCATCTGAACCACCAAACATACCACCACTAACACCACCAATAGCGGCTGCTTTTAGAGGGTCTCTACCTTGAGCTAAAGCTAATGCTGCACCTATTCCCATTCCTGCTAATACTGGAGCACCCATTACTTACCTCCTCCACTAGATTGAGATGTAGAAGTTTGATTAACTGGAGCAGGAGCACCATAAGCAGCTGATAGATAGCTTTCTAATTTACTGTAAGGTTTATTTTGCTCAAACTCAAATCTACTAATATCTGCATTTAGCTTGTCTTTAGCATACTGCTCCTCTGTCTGACCTATTTTAGCTAATTGATTTATGTCTGAATAATCTGCCATAGCCATTTGTGGAGCTTGTGCAATAGCTGCATCTTGTCTTGCTCTTTCTGCACCAAAGTTACTGTAAGCTAATTCTGCTGCTCTGTTAGTTAAAGCATTTGCTAGGTTTTCTGATGCTTGTGATTCCATCTCACCCATAGCACCTGAACCATATCTACCAGAAGCTGCTGTTCTACTACCAATATCTCTAATAGCTTTATTAAATTCTGTAACAGCAGGTTTAGCTGCACTTGCCATCATTGCAGAAAAATATGGATTACCTGCTGATAGTCTGTCACCACTAATTGTGCTTAACTGTTGTGCTTGAGCTGCTGGTACTAATGGACTACCAGTTCTTGCTCTATCACCTGCTAAACCTAATGCTTCTGTTGTAGTTGCTGATGCTGGAACATAAGTTGCATCTGGGTAATATTCTGGGGAAGCATCTTCATATAAACCTTTTGCTTCATCTAAACCATAAGTTATGTATGGTAAGATAGCAGGGTCAATATTTTGTGTAGTTTGAGTAGTTTGGTTACCACCACCACCACCACCTTTGTATTCACGCAACCCAGTAACAGGATTAATTGTACCTGAACCACCATGTGCTTTTAAAAGATTAGCTTCCCATGTATTAACATGAGCAAGCTCGGTATCTCCCTCTCTGCCTAATTTGCCTAAATCTTTAGCAAGCCAGTTATATAACCATATTTTTAACTTAATCATTCTATTTTCAACTCCATTAATTGATATTTTTTATTGAATCCGTACAGCCTATTCCAAAGTTTAGTAATACTTTCAAATTTAGTAGAACCCTGTATTGAAGTTCCACCATTTTGTTTAACCCACTGTTTAAACTGCTCCATTCCTGCTTTGGTGTTTTTGCCACCTATATAGGTTATATAAGCAACTCTGTCATTAGGATAGTTAATCCATTGAACAGTTAATGCAACATAACATTTATCTTCTTTCATAACCAAAAGAAGTTGTTGTTGCCCTTGCGTTACTAGCAGTTTTAACTGACCACTAGTAAATTCGTTGTTACCTTTGTCTAATGCTTTTTGTAATAAAGGTTCTGCAAGATACCAAAATCTTTGCACTTGATTCGTAGGTACTACATAGAGTTTCATAGAATTTATCCAACAATGATATAATCCAATTCTACATCACTATGCCCATGATTTCTATGACCTATAACAAAACTACCTTTGGCTTTAGTTTTGATATAAATGTGGTCTGTTTCTCCTGCTGCATTTTCGCTTCTAGGTGAGAATACAATAACAGAATCAAAACCTGCTCTTTCATTATTAACTGTAGTTTCTGTTCCAGATACATTTAAAATAACAGTACCGCTATTATTAGTCTTGCCATTCATAGCGTTATTAACTACTTCTGCTACAGCTCTAGGGTCACCACCTTGATACGGAAGTGTACGATACATTCTAGGCATTATCTATTACCTTGTGGTTTTACATCTACATCTACTGCCATAGCTGTTGTCCAGTTTCCTGTAGGTTGCACATTAAACCTGTGATACCTACCTGCACTCCTTAAACTACATCTGCCTTCTGTTGTAGCAGGAACAAATGAGCTAAATAAAATAGTATCGTCTAACTCTCTACGACTAGCTACTGCTACTTGTGCAGTGCCGTTGTCTATTTGTGGTCTTGCTAGTGTAGCTACAGAGTTATAACCAATCTCTACATCCGTTGTAATAAGTTGTGGTGTTATAGACTCTCCTGTAAATACTACTATTTTATCTGTTTTTGCCCCTGCAAATAGAAACTTACCACCTATAAATAATCGTGAATCTAATGATGCAGGCATAGTGTCTATATCTGTATAACCTAAAGCAGACTCTAAAGTTTCTAATGTTTCTCCTAAAGTAGCAATAGTACCAACCACATCTGATGTTGTTTCAGCTCTTGACCATTTTTGTAGTTGCCAATTATAAATAATTATTCTTCTGTTTCCATCTACATCAGCATAATTCCAAACTACTAGGTTTTTAACAGGGTCTATAGCTACACTTATTGTATTAATTTGTGTTAAATCAACTCTACTAAAAAACCATCTATCTACTTTTTCTAATCCTATATTAGTAACTGTTTGACCATCTGTAGAGTAAAATCCATCATCTGCTAAAAAGAAAGTAATGTTTCCATACCTAGCAACAGAGTTACCTTCTAAACAACCTAGT